CACCGGGAATTCAAGCCCGGCCTGTCGGATGCTGGTGAGGTGTCGATCACCTATAATCTGGTGCCGGGCCTGCTGGACGATGCCGTGATTGCGACCCACCTGGCGAGCAATTCGGTCGAGCCCTGGGAAATCCGTTTCCCCAATGGGGCGGTGCTCGCCTACAACGGCTTCGCGACCGCTCATGGCCGCGCCACTCCGATGGACGATAAAATGACCGGCTCGGCAACCTTCAAGGTTTCCGGCAAGCCTGTCCTGACGCCGGCAGCCTGATCATGACGGCCGCCAATCCCCATCGTGGGCAACTGGGCTTCGAGGTCGCCGGCAAACGCTGGGTTTTTGCCTTTACCACCAACGCTCTGTGCGCGGTGGAAGAGGAATTCGGCCTCAAGGATATCAGCGAGCTGGAGACGGTGCTGGCGACCTCGCCGTCCCTTCGCACCATCCGCAAGCTGTTCCGCATCGGCCTGACCGACTGCCATCCGGAAATGTCCGACCTTGAGGCCGGGCAGATCATGGAGGCGGTCGGCGGGCTTGAGCCCTCCCTTGAGCTCATCATGCGCGCTGTCGAACAGGCGTTCCCGGAGGCCGCCAAGGGAGGCAGCGCGGACCCTCGCGGCACGGCGCCCAAGCCGAAAGCGGGCGCCCGTGGGACTGGCCCCGGCTCCACGAAGCGTGGTGCGAAGTCCAAGGACTAGACCCGGAACGATTCTGGCGGATGACGCCGCGCGAGGTCGCCCGAATTTTCACCGGACGATCGCGCGCGGCTCATAACTTCCATGATCTGATCATGCAGGCGGCATGGACATCGGCGGCATTGGGTCGCTCGAAAAAGATGCCGCCGCTCAAAGGCTTCATGATCAGGCCAGTCGCCAAGCCGAAGCGACAGAACTGGCAATCCATGTATGCTGTCGCCGCCTCCTGGGCGGCGGAGCGTGGGACGATCCAAACGAGGGAGGGCGCCGAATGAATATGGCAGTGGTCGGCGCCGCCCGCGTCGTATTTGGCGCTGATACCTCTGATTTCGATGCAGGTGCCAAGGGCGTGGAAGGCGTCCTTGGCCGGCTGGTCGAGAAGTTCCATGAGGTCGAGCAGCGCATCAAGGGCATCGGCGCAGGCGTCACGCTCGGCATCACTGTCCCGTTTGCCGCGATGGTGCGCACCGTGGACAAGGGGGCCGGATCATTCGAAGCCCAGATGAAGAAGGTCGAGGCAGCGCTGGAAGGCGTGACGGGCGACGAACTGAAGCAACTTTCCGACATGGCCCGCACCATGGGGCCGCAGGTCGGTAAAGGAGCGACCGAGGCCGCCTCCGCGATCGAGGCCCTGGGCCTTGCCGGTGTCTCGACCGCTGATATCCTTGGCGGGGCGCTCAAGGCAGCGCTTGATCTGTCCGCTGCCGGCATGGTGGACGCTGCGTCCTCATCGTCGCTCGTCACCGACATCATGGGCCAGTTCAAGGTGACCGCCGGGCAACTGCCGGGCGTGGTCAACCAGATCGTCGGCGCGCTCGACACCTCGAAGTTCGGCTTTGACGATTTCCGTCTGGCCGTTGGCCAGGGCGGTGCCATCGCTGCCGCATCCGGCGTCGGGTTCATGGATTTTGCGACGGCGATCTCTGCGACCAGCACGCAGTTCACCAGTGGTTCTGATGCGGGCACGTCGTTCAAAACCTACATCCAGACCCTGACCGGCAAGAGCAAGGAAGCCGAAAAGGCGATCAGCAAGCTTGGCCTTTCATTCTTCGACGCCAATGGCAAATTGAAGCCGCTCGCAGAGCAGGCAGAAGTTTTGCGCAAGGCCTACGGCGATCTGACCGATGAAGCCAAGAGCAAGGGCCTTGAGAAGGTGTTCGGCGCTGACGCCGCGCGCACCGCCATCGGCCTGATGGATCAGGGCCGCGAAGGGTTCGAGAAGTTGCAGGCCGCCATCGCTGGCGGCGATGTCGAAGCCAAGATCGCCAAACGCCTGGAAGGCTCGGAGGCGGCAGGCAAGAGGATCGCCGTTGCCTGGGAAAGCGTGAAGATCGCGCTCGGCATCGATACTGGCTTGCTGGATATCGTCACCGCCATCAAGAACGGCTTCGCCAAGATGCTGGAGGCCATTGCCAATGCCCCGCCCGCAGTATTGAAGGTTGGGGCAGCCTTCTCAGCGCTGGCGGCGGCAATTGGCCCCCTTCTGATGATCGTGGGTCATCTTGGCGCGATCTTCCTTGCTCATTTTGCCGCCTCCCGCTTCGGCCTCATCGGTCGAGCGCTCGGGTTGGTCATCGCTCCGGTTTCGACCCTGATCGGCCTTCTTGGCGAATTTGGCCTGGCGCGCGTTCTGACGATGGCTGCGGGACGCCTGCTCGCTCTGGCCGGCCCGGTCGGCTGGGCTATCGGCGCATTCCTTCTCTTCAAAGACCAGATCATCTTTGCGCTGCAGGCGGTGTGGAAGGGCTTGGTCGAGACCCTTGGGCCGCCGCTCGAAGCGATCATCGCCAAGGTCGGCGCCATCTTCTCGAAGCTGTCCGGCGGACCGATTGGATCGGCTATTGAGGGCCTGATCACGCTCCTGTCCGGCGTGGTGGATGTTATCGGCACCATTCTTGTCGGCGCAATCCTTCTCGCGGGCGAGATTATTGAGCGAACCCTGGCGGCAATCATCGCTGTGATTTCCGGCGTCGCGGATGTCATCAGCGGGGTTGTCGATGTCGTGAGCGCTTTGCTGCGCGGCGACTTTGCAGGTGCGTGGGAAGCTGCGGGTGGGATTGTTGAAGCCGTCTTCGGCACGATTGTCGACGCCATCGCCGCGTTCGTTCCGGAGATCAGTGCTGAGCTTCAGTCTGCCTATGCAGAGGCGAAGAAGTGGCTCGCCGATGGCTTCGCGGCCATTGTCGGCTGGTTCACGGCATCGGTGCAGTCGGGCGTCAGTTATGTCGCCAATGTCTTCCCTAATGTCGTGGCAGCAGCCAAGGGCGTCTATCAGGGGGTTAAGGGCTGGCTGGTCGACAAGTTCGGCGGGCTGATGACGTGGATCGGCAATGCTGCCAAGTGGATCGGCGATAAATATTCGGCGCTGAAAGAGCGTCTGGGGCTTGGTGCCGCGGCGAATGACAATACGCCTGCAGCACCTGCCAAGCCTAAGGAAACAGCTGCGCCGACGTCGGCCACGCCAAAGCGCTCGATCGATTTCGATGATGACGATTCGGCGAAGAAAAAGAAGGCCCCCAAGGGCCGGAATACGACTTATGATGGCACCAACCGCCAGCAGCTAGCTGACGATGTTGCACTTGAGGCGGCCCGCTTGCGGGGGGACCGGGACGCCGAGCGCGCAATCCGTGATCGCCTTGAACTGAGCAAGCAGATCGAGGCCTATCAGCGCACCGGCCTGTCGCTGGAAGCCGCCACCGCGGCGGCAAAGAAGGACATGGCCACGCTCGAAGAGGCCCGGCGTACTGGCTTGGCGAAAGACCTCGAGCGTGATGAAGCGGCGCACCAGATTGACCTGGCGCGCATCGCAGGCAACCGATCGCTGGAAGAAACCCTCCAGCGTCAGGAGGAGTTGAAGGACCGAATTGCCGCCTTCCAACGCGACGGCCTGTCCCTTGAAGAGGCGACGGCGCGAGCCTTGAGGCAGCAGCTCGATGTCGACAAGGCTCGCGCGGATCTGCGCAAGCGTTTGATCGCCGACGATGAGCAGGACCGCCAGCTTCGCCTGGCGCAAGCCCGCGGTGACAGCGAAGAGCGCATCCGCGCCCTCCAGCGTGAAATCGATATCCGTAATCGCCAGCGTGAGCTGGAGCGAGATTTCGAGATGACGCCCGATCAGGCCAAGGATCAGGCTTCCCGTGAATGGGACGAGATGGAAAAGGCCCGACAGACCGGCGTCTTCCGTGACACCTTCAAGGAAGGGGTCCGTGCCGCCCTCGATGGCGACCTCAAAGGCTGGTTCAAGAACTGGTGGAAGGACCGCGTGGCCAAGGGCATGGAGGAAGCGCTCAACAGCCTGTCGGATCTGATTGCCAGCCTGTTCTCGAAGGCCGGAAGTGGCGGATCAGGCGGCGGCATTGGCGGCGCGATCGGGAAGGTGCTTGGCAGCGTCTTCGGTGGCGGGAGTTCGTCCACTGCCGATATCGTTGTTAACAATGATGCGATCTCGAAGGCCTTTGCCAGTGCGCCCGGCTTTAAGACCGGCGGGCGCGGAATCATCAAGGGCAAGCCCGGCATCGACGCCAACATGGTTTCCTTCCGAGCGACGGCTGGCGAAATCGTCAATATCGAACGCCCGGGCAATGATAACGGCCCCTCCAGTGGAGTGCAGGTCAACATGCCGATCACATTTAGCGGCGCGATGGATCTGGCCACCAAGGAGGAGGCTGCGCGGTTTGCCGAAGGCGCGCGCCAGGCTGCTATCAGGGGCGTGATGGAAGCGAACCGCCGCCGTGGCTGAGATTGACTGGCCGGCCGGCCTATCGCCCTACAAGGTGATGTTCTATCTCCAGCCGCATATCGGTGGGCAGGAGAGCCCGTTGACGCGGACGCGCAAAACCTACGGCTTGTCAGCGCCGCGCTGGGTCGCGCGGCTGACATTCCGCGCCGGCCACGGCTATGACGATGGCGGCATGTCTGATCGCTTTGGGCCGCGCGCTGATGACGCGATGTTCTTCTCCGCCCGGCTGGATGCCCTGATCGCGCAGTTGAAGGGCGGCCTCCAGATTGTCCGCTTCCACGATTTCCGCCGTCCGCGTCCGCAAAGCTACCTGACGATGCATTCGCCCGCGATGACCATCGATGCGGCGTCCGCAGGCGACAACAGCATCGTCATCAATCGCGCGCCCGGCGCGGTCGGGCCGTCGATCGGAGATTATATCGGCGGTGATGGACGCCCCCATTTGGTGACCGACGTTTCGCCCAAGCTGGGGAGCATGATGTCGAAGGCTGGGCCGGACGGAAAAATCACGCTGACCTTCGAGCCCCCGCTATCGGCGGATATCGCCCAGGATGCCGAACTGGAGATTGAGCGCATCACGGCACCTTTCGAACTCACTAGCGAGGATGCCGGGCAGAACGAGGGGGAAGTCGGAGTTCCGATAGACTATGTGCTGGAGTTCTCGGAGAAGATGCCATGACGGGCATTCGCGATCTCGACCCCGGGCTCCAGAACGAGATTGAAAAGCCCGAGCTTCGCCCTTTTCTGGGCGTCCATATTGACCTGCCCGATCCAGTCTTTGCCGTCACCGGCAATGCTACGATCACCTATGGCGGCGAGGAGTGGAGCGCGATCGGCGGGCTGGGCCAGATCGACACCATCGGCGAAGGAACCGATGGTTCATCGGTAGGCGTCACCGCGACACTCTATCAGGTGCCATCCGAGTTCCGGGATGATGTTGCAGATCAAGCCGTTCGGGGATGCCTATACGAGCTTTATGTCGGCGCGCTCGATGCCGGCTACCGCAATGTGATTGGGTTCAAAAATCTCTGGAAGGGACGGCTCGACACCTACGACATTCTCGACGCAGGCGAGACGATCACCGTTACGGCCGGGGGTGAGAGCCGGATGCGCGACCAGCGCCGGCCGGCGATCAAGCGCTTCACCGACTGGTGGCAGCAGCGGAAGTACCCAGGGGACATCGGCTTTCAATATGTGTCGCGCATGGTGGAGGTGTCGATCATGTGGGCCAAGGCGCGCCAGGAGCCACCGCTGTGAGCGATCCTGCTTGGCAGAATCATTGCGGCGATCGGTGGCGAGCTCATGTGCTGGCTGCTACGGGCGGCGACATTTGCGACATCGTCGGCCCATCCCCGCGCCGCCCGCGTGACTGGGCAGCGATGATGCGGCGCCTGGGCGTCCGGAACATGAGAGGGGTGATCGGCGCAGTGCATGGCGATCCGATCCCCTACCGCCAAGCCCAGCGCGGCGACATCGTGCTGCGGGGATGGGCCATAGGGATTTGCAGGGGCGACCAGGCTGAATTCTTCGGCGGCGACATGGTGCAGATGAAGGATATCGACGCCGCCTGGCGGCTCATCCGATCTCGCGTTTGAGCGCTGCGATCGCACTCTTGGGCTTAGGCTTGCAACTGATCACATTGCCGCACCATGCGCGCGCAGCGATCTCAGTTTGGCCATTCTGCCCTTTTCGTTTGACCAAAACGTAAGACAAATCCGTGTTTGCGTAGATCGCGCCATAAGTGGCGAGGAGGTCGGGTTTATCAACCGCGATCTGGAACCGGGTATTGCGGCGGATCCATTCAGACGCGCGCTTCCATTTTTCATCGCAGTCGGCATCTGATGCACAGGAACTGATCGGCTCGGCTTTCTCAGCCCATCCTTCAGCCCTCATGGCAACGTCAGCCTGCAATGCGATCGCGAGTAGAATCATAAGGCACCTCCGGGGCCAGCAATCTCACCGATCGAGGGCTTATGGGCAAGGTAGTAAAGGCGGTAGCGGTCATCGCCGTCGCGGTCGCGATTGCATATTTCGCGCCCCAGATATCAGCGGCAATCTTGGCTTCAACAGCATCCGCTGCCACTGTCGCGGCAACGACTGCGGCCGTCGCAGCCGCCCTCTCTTTGGCAGCAACAGCCGCATTTTCTCTGCTGGCCGGAAAGCCCGCCAGCACGGCGACGCCGAGCATCTTCCGCCAGTCGGTGTCGAACAGCTTCATCATCTACGGCAAGCGCCGGGTGGGCGGGCTGCTGATCTTCTTCCATCCGCGCGGCAAGGAATATCGCTATTTCGTGATCGCGGTCGCCGGCCACCGGTGCAAAGGCGTCACGCGCTGGTGGCTCGCTGACGAGGAAGTGAGCGTAAACGCCGCGGGCTTAGTTACCAGCGGCAAATATGCCGGGAATGCGTGGCTCTGGTTCTATCGCGGTACCGAAGATCAGATCGCGCACCCGACGTTCGTCGCCGAAACGGAAGGCAAGTGGACGGCCAACCACCGCTGCCGTGGCGCAGCGCTGATCTACGCCAAGTTCAAGATGACCAATGATGTGGTCCAAGCGGGCATGCCCAACATCACTGCGGAGGTCGAAGGCAAGGACGACATTCTCGATCCCCGCACGGATACCCAAGGCTATACTCGCAATGCGAGCCTGGTATTTTACGATTGGATGCGCACCCCGCGCGAGGAAGGCGGCTTCGGCTGCTATGATGACGAGATCGATGACGACTGGGTCGCTGCGCAGGCCAATGTCTGCGATGAGGACATGGTCACGCCAGCCGGCACCGAAAAGCGCTACGAGTTCGACAGCTATATCCAGACCGGCGCCGCACCGAGCGAGGTCCGCGATACCTTTGTAACCTGCTGCGCCGGCAGCTTCACCTACAGCAACGGAAAGATGCTGCTCCGGCCGGGCTATTATGTGCCGCCGTCCGCCTCCCTTGAAGAGCGCGATCTGGCCGGCCCATTCACTGTGCCGGTCCTTCGCGCAGGTGACGAGATCGCGACGGAGGTGACCGGCACCTATGTCAATCCGGCGGACAAATACCAGCCGGCGGATGTTCCGACCCGGTCCATCGCGTCTGACGATGTGCGCCAGACCCCGTATGATTTTCCGCATATCACCTCGCATTATCGCGGCCAGAGACTTCTCGAAATCTTCCTTCGCAAGTCACAGGCGGAACGGCGCGTCACCTGGCCGATGAACATCATGGGGATCGCGATCTCGACGCTCGACACGGTTCAGCTTGCCACCGGCAAATATGGCCTGAGCAATTATGCCTTTCAGGTGACGAGCTGGGGCCTCAGCCAAGACTTCTCGGTCAACCTGCAGCTCGAAGAGCATAATGCCGAGATCTTCGAGTTTGATGAGGAAACCTATCTGGAGCCGCCTACGGCCGGAGAATTGGCGGTTGCTGAGCCGATCGGTGACGGGACGTATCAAGCCTCCGATGTTACCGTTACGGCCGACGGCACGGGCGCCGTCATCGCATGGCGCAACCCGACTGATGTATCGTTCGGATATAGCCGCATCTATCGCGGCTCCACGAACGTCTTTAGCGCTGCAATCGAGATCGCTGGTCCAATCATCGGCGGCTTGGGTCAACTTCATCAGGTCTCCGACACCCCGCCGGCCGGAACCTATTTTTGGTGGGTGCGTGCGTTCGATACGAATGATGCGGGCGCGGAACCGACGGGGCCCGTAACGATCAATGTCGGCGGATTTGATTTCAGCGGTGGCTCGCTACCCGCGGGTGTCACGTTTGCCCGCGCCGGATCGGGCACTGACTGGGACAGCACGGGTGTACTGACCACCTATGGCGCCGACGTGCCGCGCTTTGGATATCGTTACGACACCACGACTTCGACCTGGGTGATGGGAGGGCTGCGCGTCGAGCCTGCGGCGACGAATCTTGCGCTGCAAAGCCAGGACGCAAGCAGTGCGACTTGGGTGAAGGGCGGCACCACTACCCCGAGCCCAACGCAATTGAAGGAGGATGCCAGTACCGCGTCCGCACACTACATGCAGCAGCCAGTCGCCTTTGTGGCGGGGCAGGCGTATACGTTCTCCGTCGATGGAGGCGAGGTCGGCGGGAGCGCCAAGCGCTATTCGGTGGCGTTCCTCAGTGGGACCGCGTTCGGGGCTAGCCGATATGCCAAGTTCGATCTTGCGAGCGGCGCGGAGAGTTACAAGACTTCGGGCGTCACCACGACCGTAACCTCGATTGGCCCGGGCCGTTATCGCTACACTATCACCGCGACCGCCACGGTGACGACATCGTCCAGCGTGCGGGTGCAGCTAAGCAACGTGGGCTCCACCAACGTCCTCACACACGACGGTGACAATGTCAGCGTCATCAACGCGACCAACATGCAGGTAGAGGTTGGAACCAAGGCAACCTCGCGGATACCGACCACGACGACAACTTCTAGCCGCGCGGCCGATGTGGTGACACTCGATTGGGTCTCTCGCTCGGTTCCCGATGGCTCGATCACGCTGCGCTACACCTTCGATAATGGAACCACGCAGGACGTATCCACGACTGTCGCATCCGGTCATTCGACCATTCCGACAAACCTAAATCGCCCACTCATTCGCAAGGTTGAGCGGGTTTAGAGCGCCTAGTGGGCGCGACCGTCGCCATCGAGCAATCACCTCCTCCATACCGGAGCTTCCATGACCGAACGCCTGGACCTCACGGCGTCACGCAATGAGACGTGGCGGCCGACGATCGACTATGTCTATGGGGGCGCCGCCCTGCCGCTGACCGGTGCCACGGCCAGGATGCAAT